GGCCTCGCGTAACACCTCGGTCTTGGTCTTGCCGGTCTCGGTCATTTTGTTCTCGATCTCGAGCGCTTGGGCGATGGTTGACTGAAACATTTGGTTAACTTTTGGCTCGGCCATTTTAGTTCCTTGGGGTCAGTGTTAAAAAGCTATATATTGCTAGATTATATATATAAATTAGTCAATTGCCTTTTTTCGTTAACGAATGCCCTATTTTGCCACCGTGTCTTATCTAGCTGTGACAATTGCGTGACACCATTTTTCCCAGTGTTAACAATTGGTTATATGGTGGTGTCTCTTGTCTTTTCTTCTTTATTAAAAAGAATAATATAGTAATAAGCCATAGTATATATATTGCAATATATATATGAATAATTAGCTAGTAGGATACCAGAGGTCACTGCGAACGGAATGTGTGACAGCCAAGACGTGACAAAAACCACCGGTTGCGCCCTCTGTCTGGCTGTGGCATTAATGGGACATGGAAGACGTTAACAAACTCACGCCCAAGCAAGAGGCTTTCTGCCTCGAATACCTCCTCGACTTGAACGCGACTCAAGCGGCAATTCGGGCTGGTTATAGCGAGGCCACGGCCCAAGCAATCGGCAGCGAAAACCTTAGTAAACCTTTGGTGCAAAAAAGGGTTAACGAATTGCAGGCCGAGCGCATGGCCCGAACCAAGATTTCAGCCGACCGAGTGCTCAAGGAGATCGAGCGCATTTCGTTCTATGATTTGACCGATGCAGCCGTCAAAGAAATTGGCGACATCACTGGCCCTGAAGACATGCGAAAATTGCCAGAGGATTTGCGCCGCGCGATCATCGGTTGGAACTGGGACAAGAACGGCAAGTTCACGATCAAGTGGGCTGACAAGTCAAAAGGCCTCGAGCTATATGGCCGACACCTGAAGCTCTTCACCGACAAGCATGAACACACGGGGGCAGACGGGCAACCTCTGCAAATTCAAATTGTCGATGATATCCCGGGTTAACCTCACCAAGAACATCGCGCCAGCTTTTTACCCTGTGCACAACGCCATTAAACGCGGCACACACAGCACGTTCTGGCTCAAGGGCGGTCGAGGCAGCACAAAGTCGAGCTTTGTTGCCATCGAGATCATTCTCGGCATCATCGCTGACCCGCTTGCCAATGCCCTCGTCTCTCGCAAAGTTGGCGACACCATCCGGCACAGCGTCATGGAGACTTTGCTCTGGGCAATCGGCGTGCTCGGTGTTGCCGAGGCTTTCACACACACCAACTCGCCTGCTGTCATCACCTACAAGCCCACCGGCCAGAAGATCATCATGAAGGGTCTCGATGACCCGTTGAAGCTCAAATCCATCAAGATCAAGAAAGGCTATTTCAAATTCCTGTGGTTTGAGGAGGCCGCCGAGTTCAATGGCATGGCCGAGATTCGCAACGTCGGGCAGTCGGTCTTGCGCGGTGGCAAGGTCTTTGTCGAGTTCATCACCTACAACCCGCCCAATGACCCGGCTTCATGGGTCAACAAGGAATGCGACGCAGCAACGCCAGGCCGCTATGTGCACCATTCAACCTATCAGGATGTTCCGCCCGAGTGGCTTGGCCCCAAGTTCATCGCCGACGCTGAAGCCCTACGCATCAAAGAGCCGCTTGAATACGATCATGAATATATGGGTCTCGCGGTGGGTCGCGCCGAGCAAATCGTCTTTCATGGCAAGTGGGTCGAGCAAGCATTCGAGACGCCCCACCATGATAATATCTATCAATCGCGCTTCTTCTTGGGCGCTGACTGGGGCTTTGCCGATGACCCTGCAGCCTTTATCCGCGCCTTCATCATGTATGAAAACGGCGAGACCAACCTCTATGTCGATTACGAGTCAGGCGGCTATCACATTGAGCTTGACGACCTTGGCGATCACATGAAAATCATTCCCGGCGCGACGAGTTGGCATTGGTATGGTGACAGCAGCCGCCCAGAGACCATCAGCCACGTTCGCAAAAGCTCCATCAACATCGACGGCGCGCCCAAGTGGGAAGGCAGCGTTGAGGATGGCGTCGAATATATCCGCACATTCAACAAGATCATCGTTCACCCGCGCTGTGTGCATCTCATCGAGGAGCTGAAGAAATATTCCTACAAGGTGGACAAGCACACCAAAGAGATTTTGCCCATTATCATTGATAAATGGAACCACTACATTGACGCCCTGCGCTATGCCTTGGCCGACTATATCAAGTCCGATGTGTCAATCTTGGACGTGCTCTAATGAGCAACTTGGCGGCTGGCTGGCTTTTGTGTTACTGTCTGGCAAGAATTTAACGCCCCTGAAGAGGTGAGAGCGATGACCACAGAGATCAATAATTCACTGGGCGAGTTGGTTTCGACCCTTACCGGTCATTCTTTCATGAATGGCGCACAGCTATCACAGACCACCACGCTGCAGATTAACCTGCGCGGCTATCTCATCTCAAACTTCCGTCAGCTCCTCTCCCAGCTCTATGTCGAGCACGGCATCGTGCAGACCCTTGTTGACCAGCCGGTCGATGACGCATTCAGCCCCGGCTTCGAGATCAAGACGGGCGAGCTTGACGCCGCTGACATTGAACAGCTCGAGATTTATATGGAGCGAAACCGCATTGTTGACACCAACATGCAGGCGGTCAAATGGGGCCGCTTGTTCGGTGGTGGTGCAATCATCATCCTCACCGACCAGAAGGCCGACGAGCCGCTCGACATCAAGAAGATCACTGAAGACAGCCCGTTCGAGCTGCGCGCGGTTGATATGTGGGAACTCTATTCAAACGAGATGAACGTCAACGCCAACACCCAAGTCGGTGGAGCACTGGGCGCACAGTCGGGCGAGTTCTATAACTATTACGGCTACCGCATCCACCAGTCGCGCGTGATGATTTACAAGGGCAAAGAGGCACCGTCATTCTTGCGCCCTCGCCTGCGCGGTTGGGGCATGAGCGAGATGGAGCGCGTCGTTCGCTCAATCAACCAATATCTCAAGAATCAAGATGTCATCTTCGAGCTGCTCGATGAGGCCAAGATTGACGTTTACAAGATCAAGGGCTTCAACGCTGCGCTCATCTCGGCCAAAGGCACCGCCGATGTATCAAAGCGCATTAGCCACGCCAACAGCATTAAAAACTACAACAACGCGATCACGATGGACTCGGAAGACGACTATGCCCAAAAGCAAATCGCCTTCACCGGTCTGGCCGAGGTGCTGACCCAGATTCGCCAAGGTGTTGCCGCCGACCTCAAGATGCCAATCACCAAGCTATTCGGCATTAGCGCGGCTGGCTTCAACTCGGGCGAGGATGACATTGAGAACTATAACTCGATGATTCGGAGCGAGGTTCGCAACAAGTGCAAGTTCATCTTGGTTGATTCCATTGCCCTTTGCTGCCAAAAGCTGTTTGACTTTATCCCTGAAGACCTCACAATCGAGTGGAGTCCCCTTCGCATCCTTAATGCCAAGGAAGAGGAAGAGGTCAAGGACAAGCAGTTCAACCGCACCATGTCGAGCTTCACCTCTGGCTTGGCGACGGCTCAAGAGGCCAAGGAAGCCATCAACAAAAACAGTCTCTTGCCGGTTGAGCTTGATGAGACCACCGACGCATTGCCGCCTGTCGAGGGCGACTTCACGGTTGATGAAGGTGGCGGCGACGCTAAAGACGCGCCGAAAACCAAATGAAGCGCGTCACCCTTCCGCTAAAACAGAAGTATTTTTTGCCGGTCGAGGCCGAGATCATGCGTATCTTCGACGCGCTCATCTATCGGCCCCTATTGGAGACCACCAAGCGCAACAATGAATATGGCAATGCCATCGACCCTGTTGGCGAGGCCATCCGCAGCGGCGACCTCTTCATCGACGGCGGTGTCATCAAGGGCAACTTCAACGCCCGCCTAAGCAAGCGCATCCGCGACCTCGGCGGCAAGATCAGCAAGCGCGCTGGCGGCTATGTGCTCGGCCCTGACAAAATCCCTGTTGAATGGCGCTTTGCCCAGACTGTCGCCGACCAGCGCTATCAAGACCTTGCCGCTGCGATGATTCAGACGCTCGACAATATCCAAGTCGAGAGCATCGACCTGCTGCCTGACACCAAAGCTAAATATACTCAGTCGATTGAGTGGATGAACAACGACTTTCAACGCGCGGTGCAAAGCATCACTATTGCTCCTACCCTCACCCAAGCAAGCGTTGACATGCTGGCGAGTGAATGGGCGCTCAACCTCGATCTCTATATTAAAAATTGGACTGCCGAGAACATCCTCAAGCTGCGCCAAGACATCGCGCAAAACACCTTCGCTGGCCGTCGCTCGGCTGACCTGGTGAAGACCATCATGGACAACCGGCAGGTCGGCAAGCACAAAGCCACATTCCTTGCGCGCCAAGAGACCTCGCTTCTCATGTCGAAATTCCATGAAGGCCGCTATCGTGACATCGGCTCAACCGGCTATATCTGGGACGGTGCCGATGATGAGCGCGAGCGCCAAGATCACCGCGACTTGAATGGCAAACAGTTCTCATGGGACTCGCCACCTGTCACCAATCGCAAGACCGGCGCGCGCAATCACCCGGGCGAGGATTATGGGTGCCGGTGTGTGCCTATTGCGCTAATTCCGTAATCGTTTATTATATTCACAAGCAGCCAGCCCATAAGAGCTGCTCGAACGGGGTATATTTTGGAACTCGGCAACGCAAAACAGTTTCCCAAGACCTATTATGCCAAGCACATGCAGGCTGGCATTTGCGGCTATAAGACTGAGAAAATTCTCATTGAAGCCGATCAAATGAAAGAGATGGCCCCGTCTTTCGTGGGCAAGCCTATCTATGTCAACCACCAGAAGGTTGACCTCGAGAATCTCAAACAGCAGGCAGCCGGTTATATTTCAGATAGCTTTTACAATGAGCTTGATGGCTGGCTCTGGGTTAAATTCGTGGTCATTGATGACGCTGCTCATGACGCGATTATGCGCGGCTGGGCCGTGTCGAATGCCTATGTCCCAACGCAGTGGGATGAAAAGGGCGGCCTATGGCACAACATCCCCTATGACCGGCGCATTATGGCCGGTGACTTCACACACCTTGCCATTGTGGATGACCCGCGCTATGAGGGGGCTTGCATTTTGTCGCCAGATGGGTTTAAGTCCTATCAGGCCGAAAAAAAGCAAAAGCTCAATGAGCTGACCAATAAGAAGGAGCCTTCGACGATGTTTTCATTCTTCAAGACCAAGCGCGAGCCAGTCACCGCCGACAAGATCGACGCCGACACGATGGTTGAGATCGACGGCGCAGTCATCTCTGTGCAGGAGATGGTGAACTCAGTTGCCGCCGATAAGGCCGCCAAGCTCGCCGCTGAAAAGAAGAACTCTTCTGAAGACGACGATGCCAAGAAAAAGGCCGACGAGGAGAAGATGAACTCTGAAATCGAAGTTGGCGATGAGACCATGACCCTCAAGGATTTGGTAAGCGCTTACAACTCGCTGAAGAACGCCAAGAAGAACTCGGCCGACGCTGACTCCGACGACAAGAAAAAGGCTGAAGAGGCCAAGGCCGCTGAAGAGAAGGCAAACTCCAAGGCCGCCGAATCCAAGGCTGCTGAAGCCAAAGCCAAAGAAATCACCAACAAGGCCGAGGGCCGCAAGAGCTATGACGAGTTGCGGAATGCCCACTTGAAGGTTGCCGCAAGCCCGGCCATTGAGACGGGTCAGGATAAAACCGCGCGCGGTCAGTCACGTTATGGTTCGAACTAACAGGGAGAAGTAAAATGGCACTCAATATCAATCAGTTCGCTCAAACACCGGTTCAGGGCGAAATCGACATGACCGTTCAGGGCGTGCAGATCGTCTCCGGTCTGGTAAGCTCTTCTGAATCGGTTGCCCTCATCCCTGGTCAGGCCGTCAAGGTTCTCGACACCGCCTCTGGCGTTCCCACAGTCACCGCAGTCACGTCAAACACCGATGTTGTGTTCGGCTTCGTGACCCGCAACTTCAAGGATGCCAACTACCCGGCCGACAGCCGCCTCGAAATTGCTCTCAACGGCACCTTCATGTTCATGACGGCCAACGGCGCGATCTCGCGTCTGGGCGCGGTTGAGCTTGACTATGCCGCGAACAAGGTTGGCCCGGCTGCCGGTATCAACCCGACCGTTGGCTATGCCTATGACAAGGCCGCAGCCAACAATGACCTCATCCGCGTCTTTATCGAGACTCCGAAGGCTGGCGCACAGGCTGGTGTCACTCGCACCGCTGTTGTCGTGGCAACCCTCGCCGAGATCAACGCAGGCAAAGTGCTCATCCCGGCTGTTGCTGGCAAGAGAATCCGCGTCACTGACCTCACGGCCCGTGTCACCGGAGCATTCGCAACCGGCACCTCGGTTGATGTTCAGTCCGGCACCACAGCGGTCAAGGTCAGCGTCATGGCTGAAGCTGGCCTCACCAATGGTGCGGTGCTTAAGCCGGGCGATGCCAACGCAACTCGCGGCACTGGCTATGCGGCCAACCTGCCTGCCGGTGAAGCTCTGTCTGTTGCCAATGTTGGTTCTGCCCAGACTGGTGGCACCTCCATTCAGTACACCATCACTTACGCCGTCGTTTAATAAGAAGAAGCAGGAGAAAAAGCCATGTTGCAGACCGAAATCAAGAACTCGAAGGGCCAGTTCATCGAGCTTACAGACCTCGAGGCAATGGTCGCGCACCGCAATCAGGAAATTTGCAACGACCTCGGCGTCGATGTGAATATCACCACCCTGACCGGTATCACCAAGCGCATTGTCGAACAGAAGTTCTTCACGGTCGCACCTGCTGATTATCTGCCGGTTCGCGTTGGTGAAGGCGCATGGGCAAGCCAGCTCCTCACCTACCGCGACTTCCAGCTCGGTGGTGACTTCGAGCAAGGCATCGTCAACACAGCCGTCAACGGTGGCCGCCTGGCTGAAGTTGATGCAGCGGTTGACAGCATCCTTGTGCCGATCATCAATTGGGGCAAGCAGCTCACCTATAACCTGTTCGACATTCAGCAGGCCGCCAGCGCTGGCAACTGGGACTTGGTGACAGCCAAGGAACGCAGCCGCAAGCGCAACTGGGACTTGGGTATTCAGCGCATTGCCTTCTTGGGCAGCAAGACCAACACCAGCGTCAAGGGTCTGCTGACTCAGTCAGACGTGAACTCGAACACCGCCATCATCACGACCTATATCAAGTCGATGAATGCGGCCCAGTTCAGTGCCTTTGTTGCCGGTCTGGTTGAAGCCTTCCGCGCAAACAACGGTCGCACCGCCTACCCCAACCGCTTCTATATCCCTGAAGCCGACTATAACGGTCTTGCGACTCTGGTTCCCGGCACCGCTGGCACCTTCCCGGTCAAAATGCTCGACTACCTGCTCGACGCCTTCAAGACCGTGACCATGAACCCCAACTTCATGATTAAGCCGCTGGCCTATGCAGA